GCCTTCGGCCGCACGCTCAGCGCCACCATCATCGGCGAGGAGCGCCGCATCGCGCCGCACACCGCTGCGCAACAGGCGGCCAAGCTGCTGGCCCAGGCCGCCTACGGCGAGGGCACGTCGCTTGAAGACGCCGAGAAGCTGAAGGCCAAGAACACCCGGCCCTTCCAGCATCTCAACGACGGCAAGGGCGTTGTCGCGCACACGCACCTGGGCCAGGCCGAGCTGCCGTCCCGCCTGCTGCCGGCGGGCCAGGACGCCAAGACGGCCGAGCTGGAGCTGCTGCGCGCTGAGCGCGCTGTGCGCCAGCTCACGCTGGTCGAGGCCTCCAAGCTGCTCAAGCAGCGTCTGGAAGCCCAGGGCAGCACCTGGTCTGCAGAAACCTACCGCTGGCTGGCGCAGCGCCATCCGGACGGCATCCCCGAAGACCAGCTCGACGCCCTCGCGGCAGAGCTGACCGGCCCGCGTGCGGGTCAACACAGGCCGCTGCAGCTCCTGCGGGCAGCGGCTGGAGGCGAGTGATCCATGTTGAAGCTGAAGACCCTGCTGGCCCAGCACGGCAGCAACCAGGCCGAGCTGGCCCAGGCACTGAACCTGTCCCGCGCGACCGTGGCCCAGATCGCCAATCACGGCGAGTGGCCCAAGAGCCTGGACGAGACGGACCTGAAGGAGCGCATCTGCGATTTCCTGGAATCCAAGGGCGTCGCCGAGGCCGAACTGGCCGGCGCCTTCGACGACGAGAGCAAGCCCGCGGCCAGCACCGGCCGCACCAAGTCCACCAAGGCCGGCGCTGCCGGCGAAACCACCCCCCAGGAGGAAACCATGTTGCTGCGCAAGCAGACCCTGCACCCCAGCACACGCAAGCACTTCGGCATGTTCCGCGATCCGTTCGCCGATGAATCCATCCAATCGCACGAGGACATGTACGTCAGCCCGGACATCCGCTACGTCCGCGAGGCCATGTTCCAGACTGCCAAGCACGGCGGCCTCCTGGCGGTGGTCGGTGAGAGCGGCGCGGGCAAGACGACACTGCTGCGCGATCTGGAAGACCGCATCGTTCGGGAGAACCAGCCGATCACCCTGGTGAAGCCCTACGTGCTGGCGATGGAGGACAACGACCAACGCGGCAAGACCCTGAAGGCAACGCACATCGCCGAGGCGCTGATGGCAGCGGTCGCTCCCCTGGAGAAGCCCAAGAGCAGCCCGGAGGCCCGCTTTGCTCAGCTGCACAAGGCGCTGAAGGACAGCCATGCAGCCGGTTATCGCCACTGCCTGGTGATCGACGAGGCTCATTCGCTGCCCATCCCTACCATCAAGCACCTGAAGCGGTTCTTCGAGCTGGAGCTGGGCTTCAAGAAGCTGCTGTCGATCATCTTGATCGGCCAGCCCGAGCTGAAGGCCAAGCTCAGCGAGCGCGACGCCGCCGTCCGTGAGGTGGTCCAACGCTGCGAGATCGTCGAGCTGGCACCGCTGGATGGCGGCCGCCCCGACGAGTACCTGAAGTTCAAGTTCGACCGCGCTGGTAAGCCGGTGGTCGAGGTGATTGACCCCAGCGGCATCGACGCGATGCGCGCCAAGCTGACGCTGACCTCCGCGCGCCGGGACCGGCCGGAGACCGTGTCCCTCTTGTACCCGCTCGCGGTTGCCAATCTCCTGACCGCGTGCATGAACCTGGCCGCTCAGATCGGCGTGCCTACGGTCAACGCTGACGTCGTGCGCGAGGTCTGACATGGGGGCATTGCTGAACCTGCGCCCGCCGCTGGCCAGCATGCCGGCCTCGGCCTGCGTGCTGACCGAGGCTAGGGTGCGCCGCCTGGCGGACATGAATGCGGCCAGCCGCAAGCTCCGCGAGCTGGGCTATCGCATCGTGGAGGAGCAACTGGAAGGGACTGACGGCCGGCCGCGCATCCTGATCGACAGCGGAACCGAGACCGACATAGCGCCACTGCTGCAGCACGCTGGCACGCCTTCCTGGCAAAGGCTCGGCGACCGCCGCATTGGCCGCGTCTCGCTGAACGGCGTCCTGGTGACCTGGGAGCGCGCATGAGCGGAGCGACCATCACCCGAGGGCCCACCATGGTCAACCCGGACCAGCTCGGAACCGTCGAGGAGCTGCGCGCGGAGCTGCACAAGGCAAACGCCCTGGTGCTGCGGCTGTCCATCAGCGCGCATGACCTGAATGCCCTGCTCGGTGGCATTACGCAGTGCCTGGCGCCCGTCATCACCGCCCACCTGGCGGGAGAGGCCGACGGGACCAAGGCGGCCCTGGACGAACTGGTAGCCCGGCATGTGGTCCAGAAGGGTGCGCCAGCTGGAGGCAAGCACTGATGCGCACCCGTTGCCCAAGCTGCGGGGCTACGCTGTCGCTCGACGCGTTGCTTGCCCACGAAGGCGCCCGCGAGGCCCTGATGATGGCTTTCAAGCTATCCATGCCTCTGGGCTCGGCCCTGGTGCGCTATCTGGCGCTGTTCCGGCCCGAGGCGCGCGAGCTGACCATGGACCGGGTCGCCAAGCTGCTCGGCGAGCTGCTGCCCGATCTGCAGGCCCAGCGCATCACGCGCAACGGCCTGCAGCACGAGGCGCCGCTTGAGGCCTGGCTGTGGGCCATCGACCAGGCGATGGCTGCCCGCGAGGCCGGTCGCCTGGCTCTGCCGCTGAAATCCCACGGCTGGCTGTATGAGGTCATCAGCAGCTGGCGCCCGCAGGCCGGCCAGGCGGCTCAAGCCGGGGCGCTTGCTCCCGCCGCATCTGGTCGCGCCGAGCCGGGCCGGACGGCATCCAAGACCCTGGGAGCTATCGCGGCACTGGAGAGGCGCATCAATGGCTGATAGCACGGTGCCGGCCTGGCTTGAGCGGGAGGTCGCCCGCGGCCTGCAAGGGCTGGTGGCACTGCGCCTGGTCGGCGCGCCGGCCGAGGACAGCATCACGCTCACGCTGGACGTGTGGTTGGCTGCGCTGTCTGCCAGGTCGCTGCAATGGGTCGAGCACCTCGATGCGCCGCGCGTGCGGCGCGGCTTCATGGAGCTGTACCGCATCTGCGACCACTGGCCGCCGCCCAAGCTGCTGATGGACCACCTGGGCAATCGTGACCCGCCCGCCGCTTCACTGCCGCCACCACGGCCCACGGAAGAAGAGCGCGCTCGCAACCTGGAGCGCGGCAGAGCAATCAAGCAGCGGCTGATGGAGAGCCTGCTGCAGCGAGGAAAGGAAACGGACAAGACATGAACAACACGACGCAAGGCAATGACGTGCCGGAGGGCTACTGGAAAGACGCCGAGGGGCGGCTGATCCCCGACGCGATGGTCAAGCCCATCGACAAACTGCGTGACCAGCTGGTGCGCGACCTGGTCGTTGGCGCCAAGGACATCAGCGACCTGCTAAAGCGCTTTAAGTCCACTGCGTTCGCCGACGTGGCCGCGTTCGTCGAGACCTCGGCGGAACAGTACGACGTGAAAGTCGGCGGCAACAAGGGCAACGTCACGCTGACGACCTTCGACGGCCAATTCAAGGTGGTCCGCCAGTACCAGGAACACCTGACGTTCGACGAGCAGCTGCAGGCAGCTCGCCAGCTCATCAACGAGTGCATCCAAGGCTGGTCGGAGGGCAGCAAGGACGAGCTGATCGTGCTGGTCAACGACGCATTCCAGGTGAACAAGGAAGGCAAGATCAACACAGGCCGCGTGCTGGGCCTGCGTCGCCATGCCATCAAGGACCCGAAGTGGCAGCGTGCCATGCAGGCGATCAGCGACAGCGTCCGCTCGACGGGCAGCAAGCCCTATATCCGCCTCTATGAGCGCGTCGGCGACACCGAGGAGTACCGCGCGATCAGCCTCGATCTGGCTGCGGTCTGAGGTGCAGCCATGAGCGGTCATTTCGATGAAGACCTGACTGGCCAGGACGCAGCGCGCAGTCAGGGTGCCCAGTGCTGGATCTGCCCGCACTGTTTCGATGATGCCCATCACCAGAGCGATGCCCAGGGCTGCGAGCGACATGCGGGCGATGGCGTCGGCAGTCGCATGGTGATCGGGCCGACCGACGTTTGAACAGTTCTCCCTGATCAAGTGGCGAGAGCCCTTGATTTTTCCCCGATGTCTCCATGCATCGGGGCTTTTTTCAAGCCGCTGCTGGCGGCTTGAACAAGGTGAAAGGAAGCAAGACCATGGACCGCGAGACCGCAATCGCCAAGATCAAGAAATGCCTCGCGCTGGGCCGCAGCGCCAACGAGCACGAGGCCGCCGCAGCTATGCGACAGGCCCAGGCCCTGATGCGGATGCACGGCATCACCGACGAGGCCCTGCAGCTCTCTGACGTGAGCGAGGCCGGCGCGCCCGCGCGCAGCGCCGCGCTGCCCCAGTGGGAGGTCTTCCTGTCTGAAGCGGTGGCGGATGCCTTTGCCTGCAGCGTGATCATCTTGCGAGGCAATCGTCTGGCCTGGGAGAAGCAGCACCGTCGGACCAAGTACCTGTTCATCGGCGCCGGTGCCGCACCCCAGATCGCGGCATATGCCCAGGACGTATTGGCCCGCCAGTGCGCCAGGGCGCGTCTTGCACACATCGCCGAGCAGCCGCGCAACTGCAAGGCGATCACCAAGACCGCCCGTGGCGATGCGTTCGCCAAGGCCTGGGTGTATGGCGTCATGCGCGAACTGGAGCGATTCGCCAGCGGTGACCGCAACCAAGCCCTGCTGGAGGCTTACAAGGCCCAGCATTACCCCAATCTCAAGACGGTCAAGCCCATTGCTCGCGACGTGGGCCGCAATGTCAAGCACGATAGCTTTAGCAAGGGCTTGGCCGCTGGCCGGACCGCCGACCTGAAGCGCGGCATCAGCCGCGGCGCGGACCAGGAGCTGCTGGCATGAAGAAGGCTCGCCAGACCCAGAATCGCGCCACGCTGATCCGCTTGGTCCATGTGGCCAAGCGCGAACTGGTGCAGCTCGGGCGTCTCGACGAGGACAGCTACCGTGCCACCTTGGCACGGATCGCCGGCAAGTCGTCATCGGCCGAGCTGGACGTTTCCGAGCTGACCAAGGTCTTGGACTACTTCAAGGGCATCGGCTTCAAGGTGCGTTCCAAGAAGGCTCCTCCGTTGGAAGTACCGTCCCGCGCGCTGGCGCTTGACGCAGAGAGCCGCAAGGTTCGCGCGCTGTGGCTGTTTCTGCACGAGTTGGGCGTCGTCAAGAACCCGTCAGAGGAAGCCCTCGCCGGCTACGTCAAGCGGCTCACCGGCGTCGACGCCCTGCAATGGACCGATGCCGCCCAGGCCGAGCGCTTGATCGAGTCGCTCAAGAAGTGGGCGATGCGTTTCCTTCCCAAGATCGTTGCCAGCCTAGCCGAGCAGGCAAAGACGCTGGAACTCCAGCCGCAGGCAGCTACAGACCTGCAGCACTCGCTGACGCAAGCCTTCGAGCGAAGCACCTACGACCCCATGCGGGCGGCATGGGAGCACCTCACCGTGGTTCTAAAGCAAGGAGCGCAAGCATGATCGACACCGGATTGCACAACCCCCAGCGGGCCAGCGAGTTCAAGAGCAAGGGGCCGGAACTGCTGGTCGACCTGGCGGAGCAGTGCTCGCAAGCGCTGCGCGAGAAGGCCGGGCTCGACCAGGCTCAGGCCGACCAGGTCGCCCGTGAGGTCGCGGATCGCATGGCGGCCCACTGGGGCGGCCAGAACATCTACTTCCCCATGGGCCTGTCCTATCGCCTCTCGCAGCGCGACCGCCAGATCTACGACGAGTTCACCGGCGCCAACCATAGTGACCTGGCCAGGAAGTGGGGCGTCTCCCTACAATGGGTCTACAAGATCGTGAAGACGGTCGGGGCAGAAGAGATAGCGAGGCGGCAGGGTGACCTGTTCGGCACATGAAAAAACGGGCCCGATTCGAGGCCCGTTTGTATTTTCAGCCGTTGCAAACAATTTTCAGTTGGCCCATCCACCTTGTTCCCACTTGATCCCAGCAAGTCCCATTTATCTCTTGCCTTCCATTGGGAATATCTCAACTCCCTTCAGCTTTGCCCGGCCTGCCGCTTCGGCCCCTCCCGCCCCATGACCCCCCGCCCTGCCAACGTCCCCCCGCGCCGCCACCCACGGATGCGCTGGCATGCCGCCCTGCGCGGCACGCAGGACCTGCTGCTGCGCAAGGGCATGGCCGTGCTGCTGCTGGCCTGCCTGCTGCTGCAGCTGGGCTGCTTCGTGAGCGGTCTGCGCGCACAGTCCCTGGGCGAACCCGTGCTGGGCTGGGCCATCGCCGGCATGGCGCCGGGCCTGCTGGCCGCCGTGCTGGGCCTGTTGATGCTGGCCCAGGGGCGCCACCAGATCCAGCGCGCCTACGACCAGCTGGAGGAGGCCATCGATGCGCTGCCCGCCAGCGTCGAGATCTTCGATGCCGACGACCGCCTGGTCGCCTACAACCGCAAGCTGATCGAGATCTACCCGCACATGTGGGGCGCCTTCGACCGCGGCGCCAGCTTCCAGGAGATGGCGCGGGCCTCGGCCTACAGCGGCGGTGTGCCCGAGGCGCGGGGCCGCGAGGAAGCCTGGCTCGCCGAACGCCTGGCCCAGCGCGGCCAGCAGGTCGAGCCCCTGCTGCAGCGCGTGCATGACAACAAGTGGCTGCGCATCCACGAGCAGCGCACGGCCTCGGGCGGCATCGTGGGCGTGCGGCTGGACGTCAGCGACCTGGTCCAGGAGCAGCAGCGCCTGGCCGCGAGCCAGGCCCATCTGCAGGCCGTGATCCAGGCCGCGCGCAATGCCATCATCACCCTGGACACCGATGGCCACATGCTCGAGGTGAACCCCGCCTGCGAGGCCCTGTTCGGCTACACGGCCGGCGAGCTGCAGGGCGCGCACCTGGGCATGGTGCTGGACAGCGGCGAGCGCGGCGAGTCCCGCCTGCAGCCCCAGCTGCTGCTGGGCCGTCAGCACGAGCTGAACGGCCGTCACCGCGGCGGCACCGTCCTCGCCCTGCAGCTCAATGTGGCCGAGGTGAAGACGGCCACCACCCATCTCTTCGTCTGCATCATCGCGGACTTCACCGAGCGCAAGCGCCAGGAGCTGCGCCTGCGCCAGGCCAACGAGCTGCTGGCCCGCCAGTCCACGACCGATGGCCTGACCCGCGTCGGCAACCGCCGCCTCTTCGACGAGCTGCTGCGCCAGGCCTGGCAGCGCAGCCAGCTGCAGCAGCAGCCGCTGTCCCTCCTGCTGCTGGATATCGACCATTTCAAGCAGTACAACGACTGCCACGGTCACGTGGCCGGCGATGACTGCCTGCGCCGCGTGGCCAGCCTGCTGCAGTCCTGCGTGGCCGAGGCCGTGCTGTGCCGCTACGGCGGCGAGGAGTTCGCGGTGCTGCTCGAAGAGGTGGACGCCAGCGAGGCCCGCCAGGTCGCCCAGCGCTGCCTGGACAGCCTGCGCCTGGCGGCCATCCCCCACGGCGCCAGCCCGCTGCGCGGCGGCGTGACCCTCAGCATCGGCCACGCCACGCGCGTGGCCCAGGCCGGCGAGGACGGCGGCCTGCTGGTCGAGCTGGCGGACGCGGCGCTGTATGCAGCCAAGCGCAACGGGCGGGCGCGGCTGGTGAGCGACAGTCGCTGCGCCTGAGGAGGTGACGGCGGTGATGGTGGCGGCATGGCGTGGCGTGGCGTGTGGGCGGCACAATCCGGCCCCATGAGCACCAGCGACCTCGACTTCATCCGCCAGCAGATCCGCACCGTGCCCGACTGGCCCAGCGCGGGCGTGCAGTTCCGGGACATCACGCCCCTGCTGTCCAGCCCCAAGGCCTTCCGGGTGCTGATCGACCAGTTCGTGCACCGCTATTTCGATGCCCGCCCCACGGCCATCGCCGGCCTGGATGCGCGCGGCTTCATCATCGGCTCGGTGCTGGCCTATGAGCTCAACATCGGCTTCGTGCCCATCCGCAAGAAGGGCAAGCTGCCCTTCACCACGGTGCAGGAGAGCTACGAGCTGGAGTACGGCAGCGCCACGGTGGAGATCCACACCGATGCCGTGGGCCCGCAAGACCGCGTGGTGCTGATCGACGACCTCATCGCCACCGGGGGCACCATGCTCGCCGGCCTGCGCCTGCTGCAGCGCCTGGGCGCCGAGGTGATCGAGGGCGCGGCCATCGTGGACCTCCCGGAGCTGGGCGGCTCCGACCGCATCCGCGCGGCCGGCCTGCCCTTGCACACGCTGGTGAGCTTCGAGGGGCACTGAGCGCCCCGGCGGCGGCGCAGCCCGCGGGCCGCGCTCCGGCTCAGCCCCAGCGGCTGCTGAGCTTCCAGCGCAGGTCCAGGGCGGCGGGCCTCAGCGTCACCTCCAGCACCTCGGCCGGCAGCGGCGCCTGGCTGGGCAGCAGGTCCAGGGCCGGGGCCAGCAGGGCCAGCAGCGTCTTCATCTGCAGCAGGGCGGCATAGCGGCCGGGGCAGGTGCGCGCGCCGGCGCCGAAGGGCATGGACGACGCGCAGGGCGCCTGGCCGTCCACGGCCAGCCAGCGCTCGGGGCGGAAGTCATGGCGGTCCTCGGGGCCCAGCTTCAGGGCGCTGTAGCGGTTGAGGGTCATCAGGCCGGCGCCCTTGGGCACCAGCACGCCGCCCACCACCTGGTCCTCGGCGGCCTGGAACATCAGCAGGCTGATCACCGGCTTCAGGCGCTGCGACTCCTGGATCAGGGCTTCGGCGTAGG